TACTCGCATATCCTCCTGCCCAAGGGACCACATACACATCCCTCGCAGTTTCCATCGGTATGCTGCCTGGTTCGCCCAATAGATCAGGCTGTCCACATCCTGGTAATACAGAATTGAAAAGCCGTCTGCATCTCCAAGGAACAGTCTGGAAATCCAGATGTTGATATCCTTTGGAATAATTTTTGCTCCGTAATCATAGCCACACTCAAGTGGCATGATGTGGGAGTGATAAAATTCATAATCCAGTGAAATATCCTCACTGCGTGTGGAGTGTTCCTCTACATCGGATGTCAGCGTAAATACCTGAAACTCCTCATTCCATGTACAATTGCTTCTCTCAATCCTGCCGTAGGTAGTTTCTGTTCCGTCCGGCATCACCACATCGAATCTTTCATAAGGTTCATACGTCCAGGCATCTCCCAAACGGAGCAACTGACAGTTCACCTTGTTATCAGAGCGTATGCCCGCATAACCACTGACATCACTGACCGTTGCCGTAAATCGCAGCGTGTTGGATGCAGAGGAATACACTCGTACCTTATTTCCGCGTTTTCGCATTTCAATGGTGTAGACATTCGGATTACTGCGAAGGTCTGCCTTTGATGTCTTGGAAAAACTGGTAGCATAACTACCTTTTAGCGTAGAACCCTCATACAACTCAACACGCTGACTGTCATAGTTATAACAGCAAAATAATGAGCCAAGGAAAATTCCCGCTTTACCAACACCGTCTTCCGGGAAGATAATCTGTGCCCTCATATGAATGTCAGAGAAACCGCTATAATTCCAAGCAAGCTGTCCATAACCCTCAAGCTGCGAATAGGGTCGATTTGCCGTGCTGTCTGGGTCTTGCCATACATCCCACTCGCCGGAAAGAACAGTCCAATAACTTTCCGGTATCTTTTCTTCATCACGGAAGTCCTCATACCACACAAGAGCCGAGTCAGGCTTTCTGCGGAGCATCTCAAGTGTCAGCTTGAACCCCGTAGCAGGTCCCACCATATTTCCGTTCACGTCCTTGAATTTTCGTGGTGCAAGGGTATATTCCGCTTCTCCCACCGTAGGGTTTTCATAAAAATTGGTACATACACGGAAACCATAAAACTGCACACCGTTTACACCGACAGAAATGGTCAGCGTATGCTCTCCCGCAGAAAGGCTCACTCCCTTGGCAAGTGTCGCCCAGAAGGTAGTTCTCCAATACGGCCACCACAGACGGCTTTCCGAAAAATGCACGGTGTCACCATCCAGTGATGCGTAGATGCTGTTTTTATCCCAGAACGGGTAACACAAACGAACCGCTACATCATAAGTTCCTGCCTCATCAATCTTAAATTTGTAGGTGGCTGTACCCTCATCGCCCAAAGTGACCAGTGTTTTCGATACCGAAACCACACCGCCGTAGCTGTCCGGCTCGGCATCGTGGTCAATGATGATATCTCCGAATTTGGTATGCTGCTGTTTTGCATAAGCGGTCAGATATCGTCTGCGGTTATAGGTTTCCGACATCTGCGGATATTCCTTGTAAACAGCATCTCTGCCTTCCATGTAGTCATACACATGAGGCAATGCCCACGGTCCCATATCGTAATCATCCCAATAGGAAACAATGGGGATGAAAGGCTGCGGAGGTGCATCATCGGTAAAGTTATACAGACCCTGCATCCAATATTTTGCAGCATAATAGGTGTGGGATGTACCACGATAATACTTACCGAGGTTTTCCGGGGTATCGTATATCTGCCAGTTCCAACCATAGGCAGGCATACCAAGGAACACCTTATCGGGGTTCATTACCTTGGTGGCATAATCATAAATGCCTTCAAGCCAACTTCTTGGAGAAACGGGACCTGGTGCAGAACCCGCCCAAGCCATACCGTAACTCATGATGGATGCCGTATCACAGTATTTATCCAGATCACCATACACGCACCAGTTCTCACCGCCGACTGAACCGTTGACCGAGGTCATACCCGGAAGGCAGATGTTCATCTCCTTGGTAGGGTCATAGGCTTTGACGGTTTCATAGATGTGCTTGAACATGGCCGTAGACGCTTCATGAGTGGAATAATCATCGCCTTTTTCCAGGTCGATATCCACGCCACTGCACCACGGATACTTCTCCATGATGCGTACAAGTTCTGAGCAGAAATTATCCTGTGCACCGTTTACATTATCACGCAGAGCCTTAAAGATGGAGTTGGCACCGTCATTGGCAACAGTAAGCAGCCAACGGATGTGGGACCATTTTTCAATGTAGGTCAGCATATTGCTGATGGCAACACCGCTCTCGGTAATCGTGCCGGTCTTATCCACCTTGAAGGAAAACAGACCGATGGTGTCGATGCGGTCGCCGTAGTCGCGCAGGGCTTCATACATACGGGAATTACCCATGAAGGTCCAGACCATAATGCGTTTGCCTTTCAGCTTATCCCTCATATCGACACACCTCCATCCGTCATCTGCTGTAATTCAAAAAGAACCCTGGCTGACTTGCCGTCCTCCAAGGTAACCTTGTGCTTGGAGTCCCAAGCGGCACTGTATTGATAAAAGCCCTCTTTCAGTTCGGTCACACCGTTCTTTGTGCATTCCCGCACCGATGCAAGTAGGGCAAGGTCATCTTCCGCAGCGAGGGCATTTGGAAATACGACCCGCTGTCCACCAACACCCTGGGCAAGCTGAACCGAGCCTGCCGCCATATCGGATTTGGGGTAGATATGGATGTCCAGACCGCCGGAGGTATCACCGACATTGCAGATGATGACCGTTTCCGCAGAGCGAACCACGCCATTGAACCACACCTTGTCGCCCTCCACGAGCCGACTTTCGGTATGTGGCACATAGCCTGTTAGTGCCGGTCCCTCTTGTAGCATAAGGTCAGTAAACCAAATCGTGCCGGAGCAGTTGGTGACGGTAGGCTTCACCGTTACACTCATGACACGCATATCCTGTTTCTTGTTTATAACCTCCGCCAGACGGATGAATACAGGATTAGCCATCCAGTACCCACTTTATCTCGCAGGGATGACCTACCCATCCCGTGGCTACAGAACCGGGCTGCAGCAAGAGGTCAGTAATATAGAAAGTGCCTGTGCAGTTGGTAATGCACACACGCACCGTAATTGATTTGACCTTGGAGAAGTAGCTTTCCGGCGTGATCTTCTCCGAGGTTTTAGAAAAGTAAGCCATAGAGCACCTCCATCAATAAAGATCGATGAAACGGGACTCAATGCTGCCGTCCTCGTATTCGATGACTACCTCAATACCGACCTGGGAGTCACTGCCCAGCTTCTCCAAATCGTCAGAAGCAATCTGCGCTGACAGCGTATAACTGCCACGGTTGGAAGGATATACGGTCTGGGCAAGGCTCAATGTCATGCCTTCCACACCCACAGCCTTGAAGGAAGCCGTGCCGGATGCACCGTTTTCTCCGTCAGCCTCAAAGCCGGAACTGACCCAATAAGCAAGGCCGTCATCGGCACGGGAGTTTCGCAGATGGTTGAATGGCACCAATTCACGGATATCGTTGTTGGATACCATTCCTGTACCTTCCAATGCATCTGCAATGGTATCAATGGAACTGACCGAACTGCCGAGATTTTTCAGCGTAGTGGAAAGTTCCAATACCGTGTTCCAAGGCTCCTGCAGGTTATATTCACGGCGCACGATACGGGTGGTAACGGAAAGTCCCAAATCCTTATCTTCCACACGGACATAATCGCCAAGGTTCCAGGCTTCATGCTCATAGCCCGTCAGAACGGACAAGTCCATCGCATTCAGCACATAGGAAACGGAAGGCTTGCAGTATTCCGCAAGGCGCATGGCCGTGTACTCCTTCATCTGATATGGGTTGGTAAAAGAAGAACAATCCAGAGTGGTAATACGCACTTCCTTGGAATAGGTAAAATCCTCAAGGTAAGGCTTGCCACCGTTGATGTCAGCAAATGTCATGCCGTTGGCACCAACCGCATAAAGCCTTGTTACAAGGGAGCGGGTGTCCACCACACGCTCGATGCTTTTCATGTTCTTCTTGTAGGCAAACAAGGCACCGCTGTCTTTGCCATTTAGCGTCAGCAGATGCACCAGTCGGTTCGGACAGTCAAAAACGAGGTCACCACCGTGAAGGTTGGCAACGCTGCGGAGGATGGACAGAGCGTTCTTTTCTGTGGAAGTCCATGTTCGCTTGGTGGTAACATTGACCGTTCCCACGCTCCACTCGGTATCGGCAAGGGCATACGCCATCGCTACATCCGCAGTTTCCGCATCAAATTTCTTTTCTTCCTTACGGACGGAGAAGGTCAAATCGTAAAACTCTGCCTCGGCATAAATCTGCGTGACGGTGTTTCCGGTACTGTCCTTCACATCGGTAACGGTACGGATTTTATACACATCATCCACAATCTGGATTTTCTTTTCGTTTTCCAGGTACTTTCGTTTGCTGTCACGGAACGGAATAGAAAAAGTCAGCGTATCCTCACCATTGATTTCGCCTGTAACGATGATATCGTAGGCATTCTCCAAAATGGCCTCCCACGCACCGTTATCATCAAGCACCACAGGACGGGCATAGCCGATTTTCTCATAAGGAGCCTTCGGAATGTCATAAAGGCGGATATCTATGAGTTTCGGTGTTTTGCTTGTATCCGTAGTGGTCAGCGTGACCTTAAAACGGATATAGTTTCTGTTCGGAGATTGCAGCTTGCCGTCCGTTCCGACAGCAACCCAATCACTCCAATCGGTAAGGTCATCACTGGTGGAGGTTTCCACCGATGCCACTGCCGTTGTGCCTGCCACATACTCACTTGTATAGGACACCTTGCCCGTACCGGAGAGATTACACTCTGCCGCCTTGGTATAAAGAACACCGCTTTCCGGATAGACACCATCCGTTGCTTTCAGCGTTACACCGCTTGCATCGGTAAGAGCATCCACATCAGCGGAACTGTCAGCACCGTTACAGAGAATGGTGGCATTGAAATAGTCCACCAAATCATCTGCCGTAAGTTGTGAATCGCAATCTAAAAACCAATCGTCAAAGCCTCCTGCATAATAATAGCTTGTGGCGTGCATACCGATAACCAGATCCGCCGTGCAGGATGCATTCAATGTTCCAGTAAAGGTCAGAGCATCCGACTTCCACACTTCTCCTGTGGAACGGTCGCCTACCACATAGGTGAACTGCTTGTTATTCGGTTCAATGACTCCTGCGATAAAATACCAACCGCCATTCTTCAGCGTGAAGGATGGGGTCACGGTCTTATCGAGGATAAGACTGCCAGAAGAATTATAAAGCATAATTCTCGGCTTGCCGGAATACAGAGACAGATAAAAAATAGGCTGCCCTGGACCGTAACGGGTATTAAATATCGGACAGAAGGTATTACCGACAGAATAAGTGGTAGGACACATCCAACCACCCACGATGATACGCTCACCGAGGTTAGCAAAGATGCTGCCGTCATTGGTCACCTGCAGGTGAGTCTTTTCAGATGTCGGATTATTGATATTAAAACGAATCTGTCTGCCCTTCGGACTTTTACTTAAGTTTGCCGTTGTACCACTCCAATTGACGATGGTAAAGTTTCTGCCATTAACGGAGGAATCGGCAAGAGCCGTATCTTCATCCGGTGCAGACTCGTTAAAACGCCACAGACCGGAGGCGGCATACTCCGCAGGAAATTCTCCTGTAAAATCTGTCTGCTTATTCAGTATCATTTTCAGAGCCATGCCGTCACCTCCATCTGTTCTTAGCCTCGATTTGTAATTCCGTCAGTGTGGCGTTGCTTATCTCCACGGTGACGGTGTTATCTCCAACAACAAGGGTCGGAAAGTTCAGTTCCTGTAAATACGGCAGACCGTTTCGGAGTGTCTCGCCGTTTTCATCCACCACATAGGCAGTCATTTTATCCGTATCCACAACCAGGGTTTCTCCTTCAGAGAGGGTTGCGTTTACGATTTTCAGTTCCGAGCCGTTTGTGGTAATGCTGATATAATTGCTTGCCCCAGCGGTTACCACACCGCTGATACGGTATATAGGCAACGACTCAATATTGCCGATTGCACGGGTCACGGTGTGAGAGCCTTCCTCCGTGATGAAGAAGGTTTCATCCGTGATGGCATAACCGAAAGGGTCTGGGCAGAAAAACTTCAAATCAAAAGAACCTGCCGAGCACACAAGCCTTTCACAGTCCACCGCATCATTAAGCCTTGCCATAAAATATCTGTCCGGCACATCGTCAAAAATAAGCTGGCGTAACCCCTGCACAGGGTCAAGCCACGCTGCAATATCGTCCAGGGCAGATACCAATGCCGTAAAGTTGTGTTTCGGATAAATGTTGCAGTGGACAGTGATTTCACGATAATCGAAGTCAGCACCGAAGTCTGCAACACCGTATTTACCCGGCACGGTGGTGGTAAAATTACGCATCTTACCACACACCTGCCATGAAGTCAGGCGGGCTTTGATGCCCATGCTGCCCGACGTAATGTCATTAAAAATAAAACCCATAGGTCAAAACCCTCCTTTATGCTGTAGTGAAGTGTCCCTGTGCACGGGAGCCACTCTGAATCAAGTTGTAAAGTTCTTGGGAAATCTTGCGGATATCCTCTTCGCTTCGGACAATCATCTGCTGAATGGTGATAAGGGCACCGCCACCGAATCCTGCACCGGATACCGTATCATTACGGTTGACCGTACCATTCACACTAAAGTCCGTAGGAAGTGCCGTGGTCATATCATCGGCAAGGCTGTGCATCACATCGTTGATGTCCTTGCTCATACCTTCAGCTGCAGCAACCGCATCTTTACCATTGGTATTGATGGAGCCTGCCAGACCTTCCACAAGCATTTCACCAATCCACGCCATCTCATCCGAAGGCGAGTGAATACCGAAGAAGTCACAGATGCCATCCCAGATGGAAGAAATCCAACCGGACACCTTATCCCAAAGCCATCCGGCAAGGGACTGGATACCCTGCCACAGACCCTTTACAAGGTTTGCACCGACACTGGCAAGCTGAGATACACCTTTTCCGAACGCCGATACCAAACCGGACAGAATCTGCGGCACGGCTTTTACGATTTCCACTATGATGGTCGGCAGGTTTTTTATTAAGGAAACAAAGAGCGTCACACCTGCCTGTACGATTTGCGGTATGCTGTTTATAAGGGCATTTACCACAGAACCGATGATTTCCGGGATTGCAGCCACAATGGTTGTGATGATTTCCGGCAGTGCCTGGATAAGTGCAACCAAAAGGTCAATACCCGCCTGGATAATCTGAGGGATAGAGCCAAGCACGGCAGTGATGATGCCCTCAATAATCTGCGGGATTGCCTCCACAATTGCCACAATGATTTCCGGCAACGCAGATACCAAAGAGGTCAAAAGCTGAATGCCTGCATCGATAATCTGCGGAATCGCACCGATGACAAATTCCACGATGGCAAGGATAATGGAAGGCAGAGCCTCAATCAGCACGGGAATTGCATCAAGCAGTCCCTGTGCCAATCCCATAATCAACTGCAATGCTGCGTCCAAAATCATCGGCAGGCTGTCAATCAGACTCTGCACAATGGTAATGACCGCCTGTACTGCTGTGGGAATCAGCGTAGGAAGTGCCTCGCCGATTCCCTGCACCAAAGACATCACTATCTGAATGGCCACATCAATCAGCAACGGCAGATTTTCAATCAGCGTGTTTACGATGGTCATCAGTGCATCGATTACCACGGGGATAAGTTCCGGCAGCATGGTAAGTATGGTATTCAGCACCTGCGAAAACAGGTCAACCACGGTATCCAAAAGTGTCGGAAGAAGTTCTCCC